CCTGTGCTCAGATATAAGCAAGTGGACATTGAGGGCAGACCAGCTCCTGTTCCTACTCGCATCCAACCTGAAGCGCCTCCTGCGGGCATTATGACTGCCTCTGCCCAAGTTTCTATGGACTTGCAAGCAGTTATTGGCATTGTTGATCCTAACCAACTGCCCCAAGGTAACATCTCAGGTAAGGCTTTAAACGGTCAACAACAACAAGTTGACCTATCAAATTACCACTTTTACGACAATTTAACTCGTTCTATTCGTCACATTGGTAAAATCATCTTAGATTTAGTGCCTAAGATTTACGACACAGAGCGTGTGATGCGTATCATTGGTGACGATGGTAAGCCTGACTTGGTGACCCTAAACACACCTGGAACTGACGAGTTTGGCATCAATAAGATTCTGAATGACGTAACGGTTGGTGAGTATGATGTGGTGATGGACACAGGCCCAGGGTACAACTCCAAGCGCCAAGAGGCAGTTCAAGCCATGATGCCCTTGTTTAGTGCAGACCCACAACTTATGCAAGTCGCTGGTGACCTATTCATACGCAACATGGATTTCCCAGGTGCTCAAGTCATCGCAGATCGTTTGGCAGTCAATAACCCATTGGCTAACATTGACAATAAATCTGCTATTCCCCCACAAGTTCAGATGAAGTTGGCTCAATCTCAACAACAAACTCAAGCCTTGCAACAACAGATTCAACAGTTGCAGATGGCTATGAAGCAACGCCAAGACATTGAAAGTGTCAAACAAGACGCAGAAACTAAGCGTGAACTCATGCGTCAGACTGCCAAGGCGCACAACACAGAATCTATGCTTGAAGCTCGTGTACACGATGTGAACACCAAAGCAATTACAAGCCAAAACAAGACAGAAATTGAGTCAATCATGGAGTTGTTGTTGCATCACATGGACACAGGGCGTTTGGAGCGTGAAATCGCTGCTAGAAACGCTGAACAGTACCAATATGCAAACCAATCTGTTCAATCCATAAGTTGACAAAATAAGCATTTCGTGTTAAAAACACAAAACCTTACCTATGAGGTTCATAGGGTAAATTCTTGAGGAAACTCATGTCTGAAAAAGAAGCGAGCCAAGTGCTCACAAGTGAAAATTCTGGTGATTTTTATGCTCAAAAATTGGGTTTAGCTAACGAGACACCTGTAGAAGCTGCAGAACCTACAGAACCTCCAAAGAGTGAACCTGAAGCGTTAGAAGAACCAAAACCAACAGAAGAACCGAAGCCCAATAAACTTGAAAAGAGGTTTTCTGACATAACAAAGCAACGTGAGATGGCTCGTCAAGAAGCTGAACGAGAGCGTCAACGTGCTAGTGAGTTGGAAGCTAGGTTGAGAGAACTTGAGGCCAAGATTTCGCCAAAGCCTAATCTTGATGAGGAGCCAAGGCCTGACCAGTTTCAGGACGCATTTGAGTATGCAAAGGCTTTAGCTGAGTTTTCAACCGAGAAAGCGTTAAAGCAACGTGACCAGCAAGAGGTAGAGAGAAGGCAAGCGGAGGAACGTGCCAAAACATTTGAGGCATGGAACAAACGCCAAGCAGAGATCAAAGCCGAGTTGCCTGATTACGATGACATGATTGCATCTAGTGAGGTTGTTGTGAGCGACCAAGTTAGAGATGCGATTTTCGAGAGTGATGTAGGCCCAAGAATCCTATACCACTTAGCAGAAAATCCTGAAATAGCTGAAAAGCTAGGCAAGATGTCAACGCTAGGCGCTTTACGAGAAATTGGGAAGTTAGAGGCAAGGCTTGAAAAAGCTCCTCAAGAAGAAGTGAAACCTGTTGTGAAATCAAACGCACCGAAACCGATTAGCCCTATTCGTGCTTCTAGTGCTGCTACAGATACCAATGTTGACTCCAATGGTGAGTTTCATGGTACTTATCAGCAATGGAAAGAACAAAGACAGGCTAAGAAGATTAGGTAAAACTTTTTTCTTTTTAAAGGATATAAATCATGGCAAATAATCTGCTTACCATATCCAAGATCACCAATGAAGCGTTGATGGTCTTGGAAAATGAGTTGACTTTCACATCAGAAGTCGACAGAAACTACGATGACCAGTTTGCGGTTGTCGGTGCTAAGATCGGTAATACCGTAAACGTCCGTTAAGAGTCTGCGGACGAAAAACCCTTTCTGATTGACTTGGACACCTAGAAGTAGGTTACAGGGCGCAAGTTTAAATACAGCGTGAACGACTAAGTGAAGGGGCGCTAAAGAAATTTAGTGATGCGATAGTCTGACCTACCGTATAACAAAGGAAGCGGTAGAGAGAAATCCGAAGCGGTTTCTCCCGCAGAGATGCGAGTAACAATTGACCTGTGAGACCAGGTCGCTTTATCGGTACAACTGGCCCTGCTTTGAACGTTGAAGACTTCAACGAGACTAGCGTTCCTGTGACTTTGAGCACTCAATTCCACGTTGACACTCAATTCACTACGCAAGACTTGGCTTTGTCTCTCGATATGTTCAGCGACCGTGTGCTCAAGCCCGCAGTTGCAGCTATCGCCAACAAGATTGACCGTGACGGTTTGGTCATGGCTAATCTGAACACCGCCAACATCGTTGGTACACCTGGTACACCTCCCACAGGTTTGATTACATACTTGACTGGTCAAGCGTATTTGGACTCTGAAGGTGCTCCTCGTGACGGACGTAGATCATGTATCGTTGAGCCTTTCACTTCTGCAACCATTGTTGACTCATTGAAGGGACTTTTTGTTCCCCAAGAGGCAATTGGCGAGCAATACAGGAAAGGGCTTATGGGCCGAGACAGCGGCGGCATGAACTGGCGTCTCGATCAAAACGTTGTAGCCCAAGGTTTTGGATTCTGGACAGGTTCTACTGCTGGTTCTATCACCGTTAACGGTTCTAACCAAGGTCTCGCATCAGGTTGGGCGCAAACTTCTACCATCAACATTACTGCAACTGCAACAGGTACATTGAACCCTGGTGACGTTATCAATTTTGCTGGTGTGTACGCAGTTAACCCCCAAAACCGTCAAGCGTATGGTTCTAACAAGTTGCGTAACTTTGTTGTTAAATCAGCAGTTGCGTTGACTAATGGAAACACAAGCGTGACAGTTAGCCCCGCTTTGATCTACGGTGGACAGTTCCAAAACGTAACTGCTTCTCCCACATCAGGCGTTGCAGTAACACCTTACCAAATCGGTGTGTCTTCCAACTCTGTGTACTCTCCCCAAAACATTATCATGCACCGCAATGCTTTCACATTGGCAGTCGCTGATCTTGAGTTGCCCGAGGGTGTTCACTTTGCTGGTCGTGCAAGCGACAAGGAAATTGGATTGTCAATGCGTGTTGTGCGTCAGTACACCATCAACAATGACTCAATCCCAACTCGTCTTGACGTTCTTTATGGATGGGCACCGCTCTATCCTGAACTCGCTTGCAGAGTTGCAGCTTAATTAACCCAAGGAGATTAAATTATGGCAAATCCAGGACCAGCAACCACAGTAAGCAATCACCCACAAAACTTGGCTACAAACCAAGCGTTGCGTTTGATTGCATCTGCACAATCCGTTAACTTGTCACAAGCCGGTGATACCGCTATGACAGTTATTGACGTTAGCAAATTTGTACCAGTTAGCGTAATCATCACCAATGGCTTGAACTCTAGTGGTAACACAACCACTATTGCTACTGCTACTGTTGGCGTTTACACAAACACAGGTGCAACAGGTTCGACCGTATTGACTACCGCTGCTTTAACTAGCAACACAGGTGGCCCTTATGTGACAATCTCTAGCGCAACAAATGCAAACACCGCTATTTCTAGCTTCTCCAATATGTACGTTAATGTTGGAACTACGATTGCAGCGACTTGTGACGTATTTGTTTATGGCTATGACCTCACATTTTTACCTTAATTTGTGAGTAAATAAGGAAAAGGCCATCCTCAAAAGGGGTGGCTTTTTTCGCTTTTAAGATACAATAAATCATTCTTTAAAGGAATAACCATGTCAAAAACTACCATTTGTCGTGGAAATGTTATAGCGCATACAATTTGCCAATTAACATTACCCGCCACAACCTTTTCTACTACAACCACAGAAGTTACGATTGCTTGCCCTGGTGTTAAAGCCACGGACAAGATTCAAGTTCAAGTTGACGCAGCGATGACTGTAGGTGTTGGTATTGGCAATGCTTATACAAACGCAGACAATCAAATTACTGTTCGTTTGATGAACTTGACAGGAACTTCAGTAACACAAGCTGCTGCTACATTGTTGGTTAGCGTTAAATCTTGTGAAGATAATCCTTTGCCTGTTAACGTGGTCTAAAAATGTCAAATACATCAGTATTTAGAATTGCTGGCCCAACTAGCGCTATTAGTGTGACAACTGCGTCTTCAACCGCAGTTACGATCACTCCTAGTGGTAATGACCAGATCAACTATGCTGGATTTTTGAATACAAGTAATAACGTTATTGCCGTGACGATCACGCCTACAAGCGCACCCGCAGCGGTGTTGCCTGTGGCAGGAACGCCTAGCAATAGCTTTGTGCTTGGGGTTGCAATGACATCACCAATGGTGGTGGCAGTTCCTCCCAATTCATTTTCAGTTACAACAATCGGTACAGGTACAAGCACCTTGTATGTGACACCGATGTCCGATCAAACTTGATCTAAGGGGGTGAAATTCCCCCTATTTTTTTGGGTAGCACTATGGCAAATAGTATAAATAACACAGTCACCACTAATATATTGCCTGTTCAGGCTCTATACGACCCAACAACCCTTGCGTTTATTACGTTTATTGGGCCAGCAGGTACACCTTTTACAGGTTCTGGTAGTGGTGTTTCAAGTGTTAACGTATCTGGTGGTACGACTGGGCTTACAACAAGTGGTGGCCCTATTGTTTCGAGTGGAACAATTACCATTGCAGGAACTTTGAACGTTGCCAATGGTGGAACTGGCTCAACAACTGCTAATGGTGCTCTAACTAACCTACTGCCTTCACAAACAGGCAACTCAGGAAAATTTCTGACTACTGATGGTACAAACACATCGTGGTCTACTGCAGGTTCTGGCTTAACAATTAGCACAGATACCACAACTAACGCATCAAGATACCTAACATTTACTGCCACAACAAGTGGAGTAATCACATCTGAGAATGTCAGCACATCGCTTTACTTCAACCCCTCAAGTGGCTCATTGACTGCTACCACTTTTGTAGGTGCGTTGACAGGTAATGCTTCAACTGCAACAAGTGCAACAACATCGACAAACCTTGCGGGTGGAGCTAATGGCTCTTTACCCTACCAAACAGGGTCAGGCACAACGACTTTCTTGGCAGCAGGTAGCAATGGTCAATACCTAACAATTAGTGGTGGTGTGCCAACTTGGGCTAATTTGACTTATGTAAGCTCATTTAGTGGTGGAACTACTGGGCTAACACCAAACACAGCTACTACAGGCGCAGTAACGCTTGCAGGGACGCTTGCAGTAGCAAATGGTGGTACAGGTGTTACCACAAGCTCTGGTGCGAATAGCGTTGTTTTAAGAGATGCTAACGCAAACATTACTGGAAACAACCATTTCTTTGGGTTTACTAATGTAGCTGCTGCAGGAACAACCACTACGTTAACTGCTGCATCAACCCCAAACTTTGTGGTTACTGGCTCTGGTGGTCAAACCTATAAGTTACCAGATGCAACAACTTTGCCTATTGGTGCAACATTTACGTTCAACAATAACCAAACATCAGGTTCTGTTATTGTTCAGAATAACTCTTCAACTACGATTGTTACCATTCCCTCTGGTGGCTATACAACAATCATTTTGTTAAGCAATTCAGTAGCTGCAGGAACATGGGATTACCACTTTGATGCTCCCTCAAATGTATCTTGGTCAACCAATACATTGAGTTATGCTGGTTCAATTACCAATGCAACATGGAATGGTGTAGCAATTGGTGCAATATATGGTGGAACAGGGCAAACTAGCTATACAACTGGTGATACTTTGTATGCTTCTGCCTCTAATACGCTTTCTAAATTAGCAATTGGCTCAACTGGGCAAGTTTTGACTGTTGCAGGTGGTGTTCCTACATGGGCTAACACAACTGCTGCAACCACAATTACTGATGACACTACGACTAACGCAACTCGTTATATTAACTTTACAAGTGCAACAAGTGGTAGTCTGACAAACATTGGAACTAGCTCGACCAAACTCCAATACAACCCAAGCACAGGAGCATTGACATCTACTAGTTTGACTCCTACAAATCCATTGGGTACTTCTTATGGCGGTACTGGACTAACATCATTTACAGCAAATGGTGTGGTGTATGCGTCTAGTACAAGTGCTTTGGCTACTGGGTCTGCGTTGACATTTGATGGAACAAACTTTTCAACAACTGGAATTGCAAACATTGGTAATGGAGCAAGAATTCAAGGTTCTGGAAGTTTAACTGGAACAGGTGTTGGTGCTGAAATATTTGCATCAGGTGGTGTTTCTTACTATACATCATATGATAGAACTGGTTCAGCTTATGCGCCAATTCAATATTATTCTGGTTTATATCAAGCGTGGAACATTGGTGGCGAAAGGATGCGCCTCACAAGCGCAGGCTATCTAGGTATAGGTACAAGTAGTCCTAGTTATTTATTGCAAGTAACAAAATCTAGTAATGGTGATGTAATTTCTTGGAACGCTACATCGGGCAAACAGGGATATTTGTATGCTGATACTAATGCAGTTTCAATAGGAGATACATCATCTGTTAACGGTCAAAATATTCTTTTTAATACAACAAATACTTATGTTGCCACTTATACAAATGGCACAGAAAAGATGCGGGTTGATGGT